TTCAAACCTGTATTATTTCAAAAATGGCGAAACGATGTACTGCGTAAGCAGGAAGGACGGTGAACAGCCGTGAGCATCAAATATACCAGCCACCTTGCCGAAGCCAACGCCGCCGTTGATGCCGCCATTGCCCGTGCGCTGGAAATATGCGGCGGCACGGCTGAACGGTACGCCAAAGAAAACCTTATCGCCAACGGGAGCGTGAAAACGGGTGTCCTGCTCGGCAGTATAACGCACCAGCCTGTTGACAAATACACCGAAGCTGTCGGCACGGATGTGAAATATGCCCCGTATGTGGAATTAGGGCATAATCAGGAGCCGGGGCGGTACGTTCCTGCGATCAAGAAACGGTTGGTTGCATCCCATGTTAACGGGAAACCGTACCTGCGACCTGCGGTCGAGAACCACAAAGAGGAATATTCACGGATCATCCAGACGGAATTGAGCGAAGTATAAGCCGGGAAAAGCCCCCGGCTTTATTTTTTGACACTTTTTTCCTTCCCTATCCACCGACAATCCAACAAAATCAGTATGACGGGCGAAGAACAGCCCAACAATAAAACCTCCGTAGTGCGAAGCACCGCACCGAGGTACAGGGAGGAAAAAACAGATGGCACAGGCATCATTCGGCAGGAAATGGCTTGCCGAGATCATCCGCAACGATGACCTTTCCCCGGAAGAGAAGGAAAACCAGATCATGACGGGGCATATCGCCGTGACGGACGGTCTGAAGGACAAGATCGAAGGGTTGCAGACAGAAGCCGACAAAGCCGCCGACCTTCAGAAGCAGTTGGACGGGATCAAAGGCGGCGAGGACTACAAAAAGAAGTTCGAGGACGAACACAAGGCGTTCGAGGACTTCAAGAAGCAGACCGCCAATGCGGAAACCGCCGAGAAAGTCAAAGCGGCTTACCGCAACCTGCTGACCGCAGAGGGCATCAGCGAAAAGCGGCTGGATGCGATCCTCAAGGTCACCGACCTTTCCAAGATGAAGCTGGACAAGGACGGCAACCTTGAAAATGCCGATGAACTGAAAACCGCCATCAACACGGAATGGGGCGAGTTCAAGACCACCGTGACCCAAAAGGGCGCAGATGTTGCGAAACCGCCGCAGACCGGGAAGGCTACCAAGACCAAGGAAGAAATCATGGCGATCACCGATAAAGCCGAACGGCAGGCGGCGATTGCCGAAAATCACGAATTGTTCGGGTTCTGACCCGAACAGGAAGGAGAATTAAAATGGCTGATCCGACCCCGATTTACAAAGAAGCAGAAACCAATGTGATCAAGGCGGCACAGATGTCCAAAGCCCGTGAGGTGGACTTTGTGGCGCAGTTCGCCCACAAATCCCTGTCCAAGCTGATCGAAGTGCTGGGCGTGACCCGGAAACTGCCGATGCAGGAAGGAACCACCCTGTATATGTACACCACCAGCGGAACGCTTCAGAGTGGTGCTGTGCCGGAAGGCGAAGTCATCCCCCTGTCGAAGTACCAGCGTGACAAGACCCCCGTGGGCGAAATGAGCCTTTCCAAGTGGCGCAAGGCTACCACAGCCGAAGCCATTATGAAGTCCGGCTATTCCGAAGCCGTGGAAGAAACCGATGCGAAACTGCTTTCCGATGTGCAGAAAACCATCCGCACCAGCTTCTTCACTCTGCTGAACGGAACGATCACCGGGTCTACCGCTGTCACAGGCGTGGGACTTCAGAAGGCTCTGGCGGCGGCGTGGGCACAGCTTCAGATCAAGTTTGAGGATGACACGGCGGCGGCTGTGTATTTCGTCAACCCCGTTGACATGGGTGATTACCTCGGCAATGCCAACATCACCATGCAGAACGCCTTCGGTCTGAACTACATCGAAAACTTCCTCGGTCTGGGCACGGTCATTCTGACCAGCCAGATCACCGCTGGAACGTTCCTCGCCACAGCCAAGGAAAACATCATCCTGTATTACCTGTCCATGAACGGTGACATCGCCGGGAAGTTCGGTCTGACCGTGGATGACCTCGGTTATATCGGCATCAAGACCGACATCCCCACCGAGAACCGGGCACAGCTGGAAACGCTGGTCATGGCTGGTATCAACTTCTTCGTGGAATACGCCGCGGGCGTTGTGAAGGGCACGATTACTGCCCCCACCGCCGAATCCAGCGAAGCCGTACCGGAGGGTTAAACCATGAAATACGTTGCCGCCTGCAAGTTCCGTGATCTGAAGGACAATGGCAGGATTTACGAGGAAGGCGAAACCTACCCCCGGAAGGGGCTGAAAAAGGATGCCGCCCGAATCGATGAACTGTCCGGGAGCAACAACAAGGCTGGCAAGCCGCTGATTGTGGCGGCTGAATAAGAAAGGAGGGAGATCAATGCTTCAGCAGGTTATGGAGAATATTCATAACTATTTCATCAAAGACCGCCACAACGGGGAATTTGAGATTGCTGATGGTGCGATCTCCCTCCCTTTCCTTCTGGAAGGGCAGAGGTTCCTTATCCAAGGTTCTGTGCTGAATGACGGGATGTACACCTATCATGCCGATGAGATCAAGGATGACGATGACACCGATGGGGTGGGGCTGAAGGACGAAACGTTCGCCGGAACGATATGCGCTCTGGCTGTTCCTCCTGCGGTCATTGCGCTGTCTGAAGAGATGAAAGCGTGGGTGGATACCAACGGCGGTCAAGTCAATTCCCCGTACACATCAGAAAGCGTTGTGGGCGTGTATTCGTACACGAAAGCAACAGGCGGCACGGGCGCAGGCGGTGCGGTAACGGTGTTCGACACCTTCAAAGACCGCCTTGACCGCTGGCGAAAGGTGGCGTTTCTGTGAGCCTGATAACCTCAATGATGGAACCATGCACCTTCATCAACAGGATTCGGACAGATGACCCTTATGGGGGCTATGTTGAAGCCTATTCCGATGGCGCAACATTCCGGGCGGCGGTCATCAAGAACAGCACAACCGAAGCGGTTGTAGCTGAAAAACAGGGCATCACCGAGATTTTCACGGTGGTCACCGACAAGGGCTTTGCGCTGGATTACAATGACCTGTTCCGAAGAAATTCAGACGGGCAAGTATTCCGGGTGACATCCAATATCAAGGATTCCGAAGCCCCGGACGCAAGCACGGTCAAAATCGGCAAGGTAACAGCGGAAAAGGCGGTGTTGGAATGAAAAATACTGCGGCAACGCTGAAAACCTTCTTTTCCGGCTTTGAACTGCCTGCGTACACCCTCGGAAGTGTGCCGGAACAGGTGGAACTCCCGTACATCACCTACCCGGTCACCGAACCGGAATGGCGAAGCCAAGGAAACCTTTACTGCCAGATATGGTACCCGAAAAACCACCTTTCCGAACTGCTGACCAAGGCTGATGAAGTCATGGCGGCAATCGGCGAAGGCATCCGGCTTGATATGCCGGGTGGGTATCTGGCTTTGTATCTCGCATCACAGCAGGCGCAGTTGATGAACGATGATTGGACACAATCCGCATACATCAGCCTGCTAATCAACAGTTATCACAAACCGGGCGAATAACCCGGAGGAAGGAGCAAGCATGATTAAACTGAAACTTCAGCAGTTCGGCGCACCGGGCATGACCTCCCCGATCCGGGTTGAAACGTTCCAGAACCTCCAGCTTAACGCTGGCATTTTCATCAAAAATCTGGACACCGCCACCCCGACCGATTCTGCGGCTCTGAAAGAAGCAATTGCGGATGAGATCGAAGACGGCACGAACATCCTCGGTGCTACCCGTGGCGGCGGCAATTTCGTGGCTACCCGGACGATCCGTACCCCGGAAGTGGATGGTATGCGCTACCCGTTCAAGGGTTCCGACTTCGTTGACCAGATTGATGCCAACATCAATACAACGCTGGTCGAAGTGACCCCGGCGAACGTGGTTGCCTGTTTGGGTTCCGCAACCGCCACCACAAGCGGCAAAAAGACCACCATCAAGATGCACACCGCCATCCGTAGCACGGATTACATCAATAATCTGTGTTGGGTGGGTGATCTGGCTGACGGGCGGCTGGTCTGCATCAAACTGCTGAACGCTCTGAATACCGCCGATTTCTCGCTGAACTTCACCGACAAGGGCGAAGGAACGTTGGCGGCAGAGTTCCACGCACGGCAGGCAAGCGTTGCCGATTATGATGAAGCACCGTTTGAAATCATCTTCTTCGACAATCCTGCCACATCCGGTTAACAAGACCCAACACGGGGGAAGGGGTGGTTCCCCTCCCCCGGTTTCTTTTATAGGAGGTAAAAGAAACATGAAGATTTCTGAAATGACAAACGATCAGGCAACCGAAGCGATCATTCGGATTGCTACACCGATTTCCAACATCTGTGACGATGAAGGGATGCTGGAAATCATCGATACCATCGGGAAAATGGGCGAAATGAACCTGATCACGGCAATCGGCAAGGTTCTGCCCAAGATTGCAACCTATGCGCTGAAAGACCATAAAAAAGACCTTTATGAGATCATCGGCGCACTTCAGATGAAACCTGCGGCGCAGGTCGGCAAGATGAACTTTGCCGAAACCATCAAAGCCGTGAAGGATTCGTATGATGACATTCTGGCAGGTTTTTTTACGGATTCCGTGGCATCAGCCGTGAGGAAAGGCAAAGAATCATCTGCATTATCATCCGGCACGGATGGCACGGTTTCGGGGCGTTAAATGCCCTTCTGACCGAGGACAGGGACGAACGGTATTGGCGTGAGTACATTGCAACGCATTTGTGGTATTCGACACGGGCTTTGCTCTCTGCCAACGGGCTTGAACTGACCTCGCCGAACTATTCCGAACTCATGCACCCGGATATGAATGACAACAGAACGGCGGCAGATATTCGGAACGAAACACTTCAGAAATTCAAGGGGTGATTGGAATTGACCGCAGGTGAATTTGTATACCTGATCCGTGCGGACAAATCACAACTGAATAAAACCCTCGGTGAATCCGAACGGGATGTGAAATCCACGGGCGAACGGATTTCTGCTTGGACGGTTGCCAAGGGGCAAATGATCGGACAGTTCGCCACAAAAGCCATTATGAAGGTGAACGATATTACCTCTGCGGTAGTAAAGAACACCATCAAGGCTTACGGCACGTTTGAACAGCTTGAGGGCGGCGCAAGACTGCTTTTCGGTTCCGGCTATGATTACATCATGGAAAAGTCAAAGACCGCTTTCCGTGATGTGCAGATGTCCACCAACGATTACCTCAATGCGGTCAATGGTTATGCGGTCGGTCTGAAAAACTCCCTCGGCGGTGACGAGCAAGCCGCCGCCGAACTCGCTGACAGGATCATCACGGCGCAGGCTGATGTTGTGGCGGCAACCGGGCGTTCCCGTGAAGCCGTGCAGAACGCCTTCGCTGGTCTGATGCGTGGCAATTTCATGATGATTGATAACCTCGGTTTGGGCTTGAAAGGCTCAAAAGAGGGTATGCAGGAAGTCATTGATACTGTCAACGAATGGAACGCCGCAAACGGCAAGGCTACCAAGTACCAGATGGGCAACCTTGCCGATATGCAGAACGCCCTAATTGACTATATCGAAAAAGAAGGGCTTGCCGGGTACGCAGGAAAAGAAGCCGCCGACACCATCGAAGGCACGATGGCAAGCACGAAAGCCGCTTGGAATGATTTGCTTGTGGCGTTTGGGTCTGGCAAGGATGTAAAGGTTGCCACCCGGAACCTTACGGATTCGGCAAAAAAACTGCTGAAAAATATGCTCCCCGTGGCGAAGAACACGATTCAAAGCATCGGGGATTTTGTGGTCGAGATCATCCCGGAAATCGGGAAATGGGTGTCCGAACTTTCAACGGAACTGAAAAATTCTGACAACCCCATTGTGCAATGGATCGGCAATGGAATCGAAGAGATTCAAACGCTTATCAACGGCGCATCGAATCTGATACTCCATTTCCCGGAAACGGTCGAGGAACTGAAAAACTCCGATGACCCGTTTGCAAGCCTTCTCGGCGGTGCGCTGGACACGGGATATAAAGCCCTTCAATGGATTAACGAGCATAAAAATGAGGTCGCAGAAGCGATCAAGATCATCGGCGGTGCTTTCCTCGGGTGGAAAATTTCTAATACGGTGATGGATGCGATCGACACCATCAAACGCTGGACAGGGAATGGCGGCAATCCGACACAGCCGACAGCACCGACCGTACCGACCACGCCAACCACGCCGAAAACACCGGGCGGCGGCATATGGGACAAGCTGAAAACGGGTGTTCCTGCATTGGCATCGAAGGCAGGAGATTTTCTTCTTACTGCCGGACTTCCTGCGGCATACATGGCAGGCTTGGCAGGTATTGCGACTTTCGGGCTTGGTGCGAACTTGAACGCACAGCAGTTGATGAAAGAAGCGCAGGAACAGGGCAAAAAAGACCTTGCGGATTACCAGAAGAAGCATGAGCAGTTCGCCGGAAATCCCATGTCCGCAATGTGGGAAACCTTGAAGAACTATTACACCGAAACGGGAAACCCGGAAGACCCCCACGCAATTGATGATTTTGCCAAGCATTACATGGCATGGTTCAATGACAACGTGAATGATCCTGTTCTCGACAAAATAACCGAAGCGATGTCAGAAGAACAATTCGACAATTTCCATGAAGTGATGGCAGACATCGAAGGAGCGTTGAAGAACGGGACAAACTATGATTTCAGTTCGCCGGAGAACAGGGAACGGCTGTTGAGTGCTGTTGATGATGCCATCAAAACACTTGAAACAATGATGACGGCTGAACCTGCGGAGATTCCGACAGAACCGAAGGTTGATCTTGAAGCGATTCAGACCCAACTTAATACCCGGACATACGGGGTAAGTGTGATGCCGCAGATTTCGCTCCCGTGGAACAAACACGCCAAGGGGCTGTGGTCTGTGCCTTATGACAACTACCCGGCGTTGCTACACCGTGATGAGCAGGTGCTTACCGCATCGCAGGCACGGCACAGGAACAGCGGCGGCGATGTTGACTACGGGTACATTTCGCAGATGATCGGCGATTCCCTTGAACGGGCAATGAACCGGGTGAATGTCCTGCTTGACGGCGGCAAGGTCGGCGATATGACCAGCAGGCGCACGGGAAAGAACATTCGCAGGCGTGATGCCGCTGTGCTTCACGGAATGGGGGGTTAACGCATGAGTGACATTATTTTCCGGGGCGTGGCGGCATCCTCCCTTGACAATGTGTACATCAGCAAAATGCCGGATCACAGGAAAGCCGGGATGCGGTACTCTGAATACTATGTCAAAGGGCGTGACGGTGCGCTTCACGTTGATGAGGGGCTTGCCAATTTCGACCTGACCGCAACGCTCATCATGATTAACGGGCTACCAGCCACCCGGCAACTGATTAACGCATGGGCAGACGGCACGGGGAAATTGATAACATCGGATGACCTGACCCACGCTTACGAAGCCACCGTGAAGCAGGAAATCCAATGGACACGTGTTTTGTCAAACAAGCTGGACGGTGTGCAGAGGTTCCATGATGCGGCTGTGATCACATGGAACTGCCAACCGTATATGGTCGAAGCCGTTGACAGCGTGATCGAACTGACCGCATCACAGGCAATCATCAATCCCGGCTCTGCAACCTCCCTTCCGATGATTCAAGTGAACGGTGCCGGGGATGTTTCCTTCAGCGTAAACGGCGAGGAAATCAGCATTGCCGACATGACCGCCAATGTGCCCGTGTACATTGATTCCGCAACGGGGTATGTATACACCGCACAAGGAGCAACCGCTATGACGGGTGATTTCCCGGTGCTGGAATTGGGGACGAATAACATCACCATCGGAAACGGCATTACTTCCTTACGGATCACCCCTCATTGGAGGTGGATTTGATGGCGATATACGTTTATCCGCATGATTGCGATGACTTTACTACAACCGGGCTTGTCGGTGACCTTCAGCCGCTTGAAGCAACCTTTGAGGAAGAAAAAAACGGCATTTCGCAGGTGACAATCAAGATGAAATACGATGATTTCCAGAAATGGAAAGCCTGCGCCAAGGGGAACATCATCAAATGCCCGGTTCCCGTCCGTGTTCCCCCGGTCATCAATAACGATGAATACGCCAACAGCACAGAAATCGTAAGGGGGTGAAACCTTGAGTTTAATTCTGTATGGCATCCTCGGCGGCATCCTGCATAAAGCCGGGGAAGTCAACATTGAAGAGGATGACGAACTCGCAAGGCTGACCCCGGAAGAACTGCAATGGCAGGAATACCAGCTTAATAAGATCGCCTATCGGAAGTCACGGGATGTGAAAGGCGGTAAAAAGAAGGTTGTCACTATTGGCACGGGGTATGTCAAAAAATCCGATTATGATGCCTTGAACGTGACCACCGTTCCGATCCCGGCGAACTTTGCAGGACTTGAAGCGGTCATGGTTCCGACACGGTTGCAGGATCAGCTTTTTGAAATCGTTGATGTTGACGAAGATGACGAAACCGTAACGATCACCGCACGGCATATCTGGTACACAAACAGCCACAATAACACGCTCTGGAAACCAACGAAAGACACGAATTACACGGCGGCGGCGGTGTGCCGGAATGTGCTTTCAAACGCCGTTTTCCCTGTTGATAGCCATGTCGCAACGGATTGCACGGACACGCTCCCGGCGAGTGAACTTGACTTTGAGCGCAAAAACATCGTAGAAGCCTTCCTCGACCCGGAAAAAGGCATCTGCAAGAAGTTCGGGCTTTCCCTCATCCGGGACAACATGGACTTCTATTGCCTTAAAAATGTCGGGTATGACCGGGGATTCATTGTCGAGCGTGGCAAAAACCTGCTCGGTGTCGAAAGAACCGAGAACATCGAAAACATTGCAACCCGTGTTGCCCCTATTGCCAAGAACAGCAAGGGCGAAATCGTCTGGATGAACCGCAACGGGCTGAAGTACATTGATTCGCAGTACATCAACGATTACCGCACCCCTCGCCTTGAAATCTTCGACACAGGGATTCAGATCGGCAAGGACGGGGTAACGAATGACAACGTACAGGCGAAACTGCTTGAAGCGGCGCAGAAGCGTTTTTCCGAGGACAAGGTTGACATCCCGGAAGTCACCATGACGATTGAATTTATCTCGCTCGGTGACACCGAGGAATATAAGCAGTACCGGGATTTGGACAAGGTTTATCTGTACGATATTCTGACCGTAAAGGATGAAAAGAAGGGCTACAACTATTCGGCTCAGGTCATTGGCGTTGAGCATGACATTTTGACCGGGCGGCTGAACAGCGTGACCATCGGTTCGCTGAAACAGGCTGATTCCACCCGGAAAATCGCTGTGTGGCAAGTGCCGGAAGTGGACGGGTCGAATATTCGTCTGCTGTCCATCCAAGCCGGAACATTTGAACCCGGTGCGATCAACGGCGATGACCTTGCGGAACACATCATCCGCTATGCTCATTTCGCCAGCGCAACGATTGACAGCTTGAACGCTGATGCGATCACGGCGATCAAAGCGGAGATTGAAACCATCATCGCCGGGCATATTACCGCAGAATCCATCAAAACAAGCGCAATCGCCGCCATCAATGCAACCCTTGGCACGGCAACCATCACCAACGGCATGATTGATAACGCCGACATCGGGTTTGCCAATATCCGGGCGGCAACGGCTGAAAGCCTGATTGCACGGGATGCAGTCACCGACAGGTATTTCATCGACAAACTGCAAGTCCGCAACCTGCAATCCGTTGAAGCCACGGTCGGCAATCTGGTTGTGAAAGCCGCAAACGGCAACTATTACCGCCTTGATGTGGGTTCAGACGGGAGCCTGACCCCGACAAGGGTTTACCCAACTGCGGCGGCAATCGCAGAAGGCAAAATGGGAACGGGCGCAATCATCGAAACGGATTTGACCGTTGCCGACCTGTCTGCCAGCAACATCAAGGGAATCAATGCCTTAATTGACAAATTGACCGCCAGCCGGATCGATGTGGACGAACTTTTCGCCCGGTCGGCGTTCATCGGGAAATTGAACACCACAGACATTTCGTCCAACACCTACCTGCAACTGATGGTCAACTCTAAAAACAAGACCTACCGCCAATGGGAAACCCCGTCCGATCCGCATGAGGGCGATACATGGTACAAGCAGGCACCACAGCCCATCAGCGAGATGCAGAACTACACACACGCCCAGCTTGCACAGTATCCATATTGGGCGTTTGATGGGTATCAGCTTTACCGTTACGAAGGTTCTGCATGGCGCAAGATCGATGACCCGGCAGAAATCAGAAGCACGGTTTCACGCCTGCTGATGGAAAATGACCGCATCGACATCGCCGTGATGCAGTTGGATTCCGAAATGGACAACAAATACACCGTCCGTTCCGGGATCGCCATTGAGTTGGCCGGTATCGAAATCAGCGGCAGTAAGTATCTCCGGCTGAAAACAGGCGGCAAGCTGGTTGTGGATTCCGGGAACTTCGACATTGATGAAAACGGCAATGTGCGGATGAACGGCGAGATTATCGCAACGGCTGGACAGATCGGCGGTTTCAACATCGGTGCAACTCGCCTGTCCTCCGGGAGTGGGTCGAATTTCATCTGCGTGGACAGCGGAACAGACGGATTTGATTATTTCCTCATGGCTGGCGGCGCATCGGCGGCAAACGCAAAGTTTCTGCTGACAAAGGAAGGTCATCTGACCGTTGAAAGCCTGACCGTCAAGAGTGAGCAAGGTCAAACGGAGCAGATCAACCTTTCAAATTACGCACTATGGAAATTGACCTATGACACGGTGAAAAGCATATCGGTCAGCGGCAACACGCTGACGATAACCACAACCGGGGGTACAACAACTTTTAGCAAAGCCGCTACGGCGCATCTTGTCGGCAGTTGGAGCGGCAACACATACACGGTTTCAGCCGACAACGATTCAAGCGTTCTTCCCGTTTCGACAACGCTTTCCGGGAGCAGAGGTGCAGGTACAACATCCGGCACATGGAATGTGACCTCGTTTGACACGAACCATCGTGCGTATGCGGCGGTTGCGGCAACGGGCGTTTCCGGAAACCTGTTCGGTTTCAATATTGATGCTACAAGCGAGTACAACGCTGGCTGGAACGACTGTCTTTCCGCTTGCGGAATAGCGAACGGCGGCACGGTTTACACAGGCTCGATCCGGCAGTTGTACGATGATTCGCTGGATGTTTATGTCCGGGCGGTTAACCCGTATGTTGCTCATTCTGTCAGCAAAAAATAAGGAGGTACGGCAATGGAACGGTATGCAGTAACGCAGAGCGAAACGATCAACGGAACGGAGGTGCTGGCATGAAACAGGCAAGATTCCGCACAGCATTGAAATGCCTTGAAGGGCTATACGAAACGAAAGGTCTGCCCTTCGCCCTGTCAAAAAAGCTGTTCATGCTGAAACGGGAAATCCAGCCGCACGTTGAGCATGAGGACGAGCAGAGGATCAACGTGCTGAAGGATTGGAACGCACTTAATCCCGACAACACGCTGAACATCACCACGGAGAATGTCAATCAAATCAACGCCGCCTATGCCGACATTGCCAAAACGGAAGTCGAGTGGGGCGAACCCGTGAAAGTCCTGCTGACCCCGGAACTGACCGAGAAAATGGGCATCACGGGCAAAACCATGGATGACATGGAAGGCTTTATTGAGTTCACGGAAGAAGGTGACGAATAATGGCAAGCAGTACAACGAACCTCGAACTTGTGAAACAGGCGAACAACGAGAATTGGAGCAACGATATCCATAATGCCAACTTGGAAAAAATCGATGCGAAATTTGGTGCGTTCAACGGAACAGTCAAGGAGAACCTTGATGCGCTTGCGTCTGATTGGGGCACAAAAACAACGGATTGGCTTGCATCTGCTGAACAGGGTTCCGGTGCTTCCGCTGTTTTTTCGAGAGTTGGAAAAATGGTGACAATCGGAATCACTACCGTCTCAAGGGCACATAGCGAAAACGATGTCATCGCCACAATCGAAACGGGGTTCCGTCCGAATGTGGCAATCAATGTAATCGGCACGATTGGAAACACGCCATGTGTGATTAGATTTGCGGTAGATGGAACAGTAAGCATATGGCTTTTGAGCGCACAAACATCCGGTCGAGTATATGCCACAGCCACATTTGCGACTCCGTAACATGGCAATGCCAAACAAATAAGCAAAGGAGCGAGAGATTATGAGAACCGTTAGTTATCGGCTGG